GATATTACTCTGTCGTTGGCGGCGGGAAAGGCAACACGGCCAGCGCCCCTTACTCTGCCGTTGGTGGCGAACAGGCGCTTGCGGCGCTACATGGGCAATTGGCCCATGCGAGCGGGAAATTTGCCGTTGCTGGGGACGCGCAATGGTCGCGCCTGGTGGCACGAGTAGAGACCACTAGCAATACCCCTACCGCACTGGCGCTTGATGGAGCCAGCACGAGCTTGGAAATTCCAGATGATACGACGTGGGCTTTCGACATTCTGGTCGCGGCCCGGCGCACCGACGCCGACAATGAGTCGGCAGGGTATCATTTCTGTGGCTGCGTTGATCGCAATACTGGGACGGTCGCGCTGGTTGGTAGTGTGACGAAGACCGTCCTGGCTGAGGATAGCGCAGGATGGGACTGCAACTTGTCTGCAGACGACACGGGGAAGACGCTGAAAATTACGGCAATGGGCGAGAACGCCAAGACCATCCGGTGGGTGGCGCGCATCGACTTGACGCAGGTGACGGGGTGAAAATCCATCTCATCAGCGGCCTGCCGCGCAGTGGCTCGACATTGCTGTGTAATATCCTGGCGCAAAATCCTCGTTTCCATGCTACGGCTACCAGCGGCATCCTGGAAATTCTTTTCCAGGTGCGTAATCATTGGGGTAGCGTTGCAGAATTCCAGGCGATGCCGGAAGCGCAGAGCGTGGCTGCCAAGCAACGGGTCCTGGTGGCCGTCTTGCAGGCTTATTTTGGCGATGTGGATAGGCCGGTCATTTTCGACAAAAGCCGGGGATGGCTGGCGCACTTGGAAATGGCCGAGGCGCTGTTGGGGTATAAGCCCCGCGTGTTGGTTCCCGTCCGTGATCTACGGGATGTATTGGCCTCATTCGAGCGGCTGTACAGGGCCACGTCCGCCCTGGCGCAAACGCCAGATGAGGCGGCGAACTACATGGGGTATCAGACGCTAGAGGCCCGCCTGGCCGGATGGGCAGGGGCCAATGGGCCGGTGGGCCTTGCCTACAATCGGATCAAGGATGCGTTGGCGAGAGGATGGGACAAGCAGATGCTGTTTGTCCCCTATGAGGCACTGACTTCCCGGCCCGGCGTCGTCATGAGCCAGATATATTCATTCCTGGACGAGGCGCAGTACGCGCACGACTTTGAGCATGTCGCGCAGGCAACGACAGAGGACGACCGCATCTATGGATTCTCCGGCCTGCACACGATCAGGCAGCAGGTACGTCCGCAGAAGCCGCAGTGGCCTGAAGTGCTCGGAGATCATGCGGACAAATATGCAGGGTTGGACTTCTGGTCTGCGCCTAGCGGGCCGCAAGGCCGCGTGCTAAGAGGGGATTAGGGTGAGCCGTTGCCAGAGCCGCGAGTAGTCCAGGTCATGCGCCAATTCAAGGCCGAGCTGTTGGCGCGTGAAACCGTACAGATGCAAGACATGGCGGTAGAATGGCTGCGCATCGAGCAGCGCATGGCGGCCGATTTTTCGGCCCTGGCGCAAGAGGTCTACCTAATGCGCCAAGATGGTCATCGGGTAGACCGTGGCACGATCTACCGCCTTGACCGCTATCGGCGCATGTTGGCGCAAATGAACCAACTGATAACCGGGGAATATCTGCCCTACGCTGAGCGGCTTATCACCGCCGCTCAGCTTGCGGCCATTCGCCGTGCGGTAGATCATGCGACGCAGGCGATTCAGGCAGCGCAAGCCGAGACGGGCCGGCTGGGGGCATCGTTCAACCGGCTGCCCGTCGAGGCCGTTGCCAGCATGGCGGGCTTTGCCAGCGATGGCAGTCCACTGGCAAATCTGCTTGGGCAGGCGTACCCAGAGGCCGCCAATGCCGTCACCGATGCGCTGATAGATGCGACGGCGCGGGGCATCAACCCCAGGGCGACGGCGGCGGCAATGGCGCACGCAGGCGGCGCCGGTCTGCATCGGTCTCTCGTGATTGCCCGCACGGAACAACTGAGGGCATACCGAGAGACGGCACGATTGGCTTACGAGGAATCAGGAGTAGTCAGCGGGTTTTACCGCCTGTGTGCGCATGATACCAGGGTTTGCCCTGCGTGCCTGGCGCGTGAAGGCGAGTTCTATCCGCTTTCGGCTGGGCCTTTGCGGGAACATCCGCAGGGCCGTTGCACGATGGTGCCGCAGGTCAAGGGCCTCAAGCCACTGACCTGGCAGCAGGGGGAGGCGTGGTTCAACACGATTCCCGAAGAAGGACAGCGGGTTATTTTGGGCAAAGGCCGTTACGAGGCGTGGCGCGCCGGCGACTTGCGATTCCCCGACATGGCCCAAACCGTACCCAACTCAACGTGGGGCGATAGTCTGAGAGTTGCCCCATTGCGTGACGTGATAGGAGCATAACGAGATGGCAGATAGCACGCCGGGCGGGACGCCTGGCACCGATGGCGGCGAGACGCCGCAAGAAGTATTGACTTTTGACGCCTGGCTGGCAGGACAAGACGACACGATCAAGGGGTTGGTGTCCGAGAACGTCCGAGGTCTCAAAAGCGCCCTGGAAACCGAGCGGGCAGACCGGAAACGCTTTGAGCGTGACCTGCGAGACGCTGCGGCCAAACTGACCGCCAACTCCGACGAGCGCAAGCGGCTTGAGGACATCGCCGGCCAGCTTGACCAGGCCAGCAAGAAAAGCGCATTTTACGAGCAAGCGCACGCGGCTGGCGTGAGCGACATTCGCCTTGCCTGGCTGGCGTGCCAGCAGGGCGGCTACTTCACCAGGCGGGGAGAGCCTGACCTGGTAGCACTGAAAGAGGCGCACCCATCGCTATTTGGGACGCCAGCGGCGCAACGGCCAGCGGGGAACGCTGGCAGCGGGGCAGGAGCACAGGCGCCGTCAAAACCAGGAATGAACGACTTTATCAGGCGGGCCGCGGGCCTGTCCTGACAATGAGGATACGAAATGACAACTTACAACAGCGTGATTGACCGCACGGAGGCCGCTGCCCTCATCCCAGAGGACGCCGCGCGCCAAATCGTGCAGGGGGCTACCGAGCAGTCGGCAGTGATGCGCCTGGCGCGGCGTTTGCCTGACCTGGCACGCGCCCAGCAGCGCATCCCGGTTCTGTCTGCCTTGCCCGTCGCCTACTTCGTGAGCGGCGACACGGGCATCAAACAGACCACCGAGGCAAACTGGGATAACGTCTACCTTGACGTTGCGGAGCTTGCGGCCATCGTGCCGATCCCGCAGGCGGTCTTGGATGACGCTACCTATGACATTTGGGGCGAGATTCGCCCGCTTTTGGCACAGGCGTTTGGCGCTGCCTTTGACAAGGCGGTGCTCTTCGGCACCAATGCGCCGGCGGCCTGGCCCGATGATGTATTCACGGCGGCCACGGCTGCGGGCAATGCCTTACAGGTCGGCGGCGTCGGCTCTGACCTCTACGATACGATCATGGGCGTGGGCGGCCTGCTCAGCCTGGTTGAAGATGACGGATTTTTCGTCAACGGACACATGGCGGCGCTTTCGATGCGCGCGCAACTGCGCGGCCTGCGCGATACTAACGGCGTGCCGCTGTTTGTGCGCAGCATGACGCAGGCGACCGGCTACGAGCTGGACGGCTCACCGATTGACTTCCCGCGTACTGGGGTTTTCGGTGGTGGTACGGCGCTTATGTTCTCTGGCGACTGGTCGCAACTGGTCTACGCATTGCGCCAGGACATCACCTACAAAATTGCTACTGAAGGCGTCATCATGGACGGGTCAAACGCCATCGTTTACAACCTGTTCCAGCAAGACATGGTCGCGCTTCGGGCCGTGATGCGGGTCGCGTGGCAAGTGCCAAACCCGATCAATCTCACACAGGCAACGGCAGCGCATCGCTATCCGTTTGCCGTTCTCAAGCCATAGGAGGCTACGATGAGGGGTAAATTCTGGATTCCAGCGATTGCGCTGGTTGTTATTCTGATTGTCGGCAGTATGCCGCTGTGGGCTGCTCCTGCGGCGGTTCCTGCTGCTGGGCCGTTGGCGATTCCGACGCCGCTGGCGCCGACCGGCTTTCCGGCCACGTCTTCGAGACTGGCGAAAACGGCGACACTGTGGAGCGGCAAGGCGCTGACCGCGAGCGGGGCGTCATCGGCGGTTGACATTGCCGGCTTTGGCCTGGCTGACGTTCAAGTCGTCATTGATGTAGGAACGGTCAACACGAGCACAGTCAAACTACAATTTAGCAATGACAACTCGAACTGGGTTGACGGGGTGGCGGTCGCTTCAGCGATCACGGCAGATACCAACACGCTGGCGCAATATGTCCTGTTTGGCCGCTACGTCCGGGCCTACGCGACGTTGACCAACAGCAACCCGATCACTATGACAGTCATCGGCTTGGCGAAATAGCCGAAGCCGAAGCCGAAGGAGTAGAGCTATGGCCGTGAGCGAAAATGACATTCAGCGCCTCCGTCGCATGATTGCGGAGCGTGATAGCACGACGTACACCGACAGTGATTTGAGTGCGGCGATTGCGCTGCATCCGTGCGTTGACGCACACGGCCAGGCTCCCTACATCTGGACAGCGGCGAGCGATGCGCTGGCGCCGCCGACACGGGCGGTCAATCCCGTGTGGGTTGAGACCTATGACATCAACTACACGGCGGCTGACCTGTGGAGCGAAAAGGCTGCGAACGTTGCCCACCTCTACGACTTTTCTGCGGATGGCGGCAACTACCAACGTAGCCAGATGCTTGAGCAAGCGCAACGCATGGTAAATTACTATCTGGCCCGGCGCAATCCGAGCACGATCAAGCTGGCATAGGCGCCACAAGGGGTGCAGGATGACAACGCAGACGTGGATTGACAACGAACTGGCCGGACTGCGGCAAGCGCAAGAAGGCCACATGCTGGATCGCTGCATCATTCTGGCCTATCACGCCAGCAGGGACAGTTACGGGCTGCCCAAGCCGGCATACACCACAGGCGACGAAATCCCCTGCGGCCTGGATGAAGGCAACCGTACCGAACAGCAAAGCATCGGTCATGTTCCCCTGACCGATGCCTTGCTGCGGCTTCCCCTGACCGCCACGATCACCGCACAGTCACGGGTGCGAATCACGCGGCGACATGGCGAGTTTGTGGGCAGGCCTCAGCCGGTCTATGAAGTGGTCGGGGTACCCAGGCTGGGCGCCAGCGGGTTACTGGTAAATCTACGGTTGGTGACAGAATGAGCGTTCAATTTTTCACCGCCACGGTCTTACGTCAGTCACAGGCGTGGGCCGATGAAATGGTCACGCGTGCGGCTTTCCAGGTTGAAGGTCAGGCGAAAATCAATGTCCAGGTCAACGGGCAGATTGACACGGGCTTCATGCTCAACAGCATCTACACCGTGGCGCCAGGCAAATCAACCTATGATGCCGTTCGGCCAACGGGCGATTACCTGAGCGCCAAAACTGGCGCGACGGAACGCAGGGAGATCGGCGACGCGATGGACAACCCACCGCATCGGGCGCTGGTTGTCTGCGGCGCTGAGTACGGAGCGATCCAGGAGATGCGCAACAGCTTTTTGTATCGAGCGTTGAACATGGTTGAGGGCTTGATTCATGAATGACGTGAACACCGCCCTACGGCAATACCTGGAAAAAACCGCCCTGGGGGCCTACGTGGGCAACCACCTCTACGCCGGGGTAGACGTGCCGCCTGTGGGCTACAAGCCGACAGACGGGCCGGCGTTGTGTTTCAAGACACGAGGCGGGCGCATTGCCGACAGCGAAGCGGTGATAGATGCAAGCGTACAATTCAAGTGCTTCGGGGTAGACCAGGTTGAGGCAGACGCCTGCTATCGTACCCTGGTTGATTCGTTGCACGTTCACGGCGCGGCGCTAGTGCGCTGGGCCTTTGTCGAGGTCATCGGTCAGCCAATCGTAGAGCCGGCTACAGGCTGGCACGCGGTGCTGACTTTTTTTCAAGTAACGATTACGAAAGGATAACAAAAATGGCGGTAGCAACCGAAAAAACGCCGCAGGCGCTTTCGATTGATGGGGTAGAGCCAGCGGCTTTCACCCCCAGCCAAGTTGAAGGGCATTTTTTTGCCAATAACGGGGCCACATTCCTGCTTGTCACCAACGGCAGCAACGCGGCTATAACCGTGACCATCGTTTCGCAGCTCACGGTTGGCGGCTTGGCTGTGGCTGACCAGGCTGTAACCGTTGACGCAGGGGCAACTATGCTCATCGGCCCATTCGATCCCAAGATTTTCAACGATGAGGACGGCCAGACAACGGTCACGTTCTCGGCTATCACGAGCGTGGCGCTGTCCATTTTGTCGCTGGGAATCTAGGGGGTCATCATGCAAGAGTATGATGTGATACCTCTCGCTGGGATTGCCGGGGTTGAACTTGACTTGGAACCCGTGGCAAGCGAGCAGTTTAAGGTTCGCAACAACGGCAAAACGTTTGTGCTGTTTCGCCCTGCGGCAGAAAGCACGTGCCAGGCGTCAGTCTTCAATCGGCGTACAAACGCTTGGGAAACCTGGTTGAACGTGTCAACAGACATAATCTGGGGGCCGTTCAAGCGGGAAACCTACAACGATCATCGAGACTATATGCACGTTAAATTCACGATTCCCGCCGAGAATAACGTGACCTATGGTCTGTTTAGCTTGTGAGGGGGTGAGATATGGCGGCACCTGTAGTAGCAAACATCTTGTATGGGCCAGGCGTAGTCTGGTTTCGGACGGTTGATTCCACGTTCAACCCGTCGAGCCTGGACGCTGTGCCTTTGGGAAGCAATCTTCCATCGCCCTGGAGCCGGTTCGGCTTTACCGAAGGGCCGACATCGTTCCAGTACGAGCGGGAAGAAAAAGACATCATGTCGAATGAGTCGCTTGCCCCCGTGATCCGCTTCCCGACGATGGAGAAGGCGACCATCGGCTTTACGGTGATCGAAGTGACGCCGGGCCTGGTCAACATCGCGGCCGGCCTGGACTTTGCCACGACTACCGGCAGCGGATGGGAGCAGTGGGTTACGGGCGACGTGAAAACCCTGGTAGAGCGCATGTACTGTATTGAGAGCACTTACCGCAATGCGGCGGGTGTGGCTTACCCAGTGCGGCTTTACATTTGGCGAGGCACGGCAAAAATTACCAACTCCCTCGAATGGGAGCGGGAAGGTCAACCGAAGCTACAGGTTGAGGTGGGCGCCCTGGGTGACTTGCAGCGCATTGCCGGCCAGCGGCTTTTTGCCATTCGCAAACTGAAAGAGACGTAAGCATGAAAACGGCAGTCGTGACAATCAACGGCGAGCCGCACGAAGTCAAAGAGCTGCCCGCCAAAGCCAACGCACACTGGCGGCAGCTCTTTGAGGAGCGCATGGGGGGCGTAATGTCCCTACTGCGCGGCTTGCCGAACCAGGAAATCAACAATACCCAAGAGCTGGTCAATATCGTGACGGACGCCCTGCCTGTCATCTTCGATGCGATTGACGGCGTTGTTGATCTGGCGATAGCGTATGATGATGCGTTTGCGGACGCCTACGAATCTGAAATTAGTGCAGCGTACCCGGCGCTTTTGGGGCTGGCTTTCCCTTTCGTGGATTTGGCGCGCCTGTTGGGGCGCCAGGCATCAACGAATGGGGCAACACAGACGCCGACTACCACGAACTAATGGCGACTATGTGGGCGCATCTGGAATACGAGTCTGAGGCGCTCCCGTTGGCAGCTGCCTGGTTGCGGCGCAAATGGTTAGAGTCGCGCATGATTGCGCTAGAGACAGTCAAGCTGCTGGTATCAGCCATGACGCCGAATCAACCAACAAACGCCGGCGTGATTGAGGTATCCGCTGATGCAATGCTTGCCATGTTGTAAATGTGGGCGTCAAACTAGGTGAAGCGTTTGTCGAAGTTTATGCCCGCCTGGACAGGCTAGAGGCGGGCCTAAATCAGGCGGAAACCAAGACAAAGGGCTGGGCTTCCGGGGTCGGCGGGTTTCTCAAGACCGCTCTATCGTTCACTGTGGGTGGTCTGTTGCAGCAAGGCATCAATGCCGTTACCGGCTCTATTGGGGGCTTGGTGCAAGGCATGGTGGGCGGCAATGCTGAATTTGAGCAATATCAACAGCGATTCGAGGTGCTGCTAAAATCAGCGGACGCCGCCAAACAGCGGTTGGCCGAGTTGGCCGACTTCGGTGCCAAGACGCCATTCGACCTGCCGGAAGTCGTGCGCGCTGACACGATCCTTCAAGGCTTTGGCCTACACGCTGAGGATACAGCTAAGAAGTTTGGCTTCAGCGGGTCAGAGATTCGCCGTATTGCCGGCGATGTGGCGTCAGGGTCAGGGGCCAGCTTCGAGCAAATCGCCGGCTACCTGGGCAAATTCAGCGCAGGTGCAACCGGCGAGGCTATCATGCGCTTCCAGGAGCTTGGCATTGTCACCCGCGAGCAGCTCGCAAAGATGGGCGTCGAGTTCGACAAATCCGGCACCCTGACTTCTCCTTTACCGGCTGCCATGACCGCACTTCTCAAGGTCATGAACGGGAAGTACAACGGCATGATGGCAAAGCAGAGCAAGACCTTCACGGGCATGTCATCGAATCTGCGCGACTGGGTTGGCAAAACGCTGCGAACGGTGGGACAGCCGATCTTCGACAAGTTGACTGATGGCCTGTCCAGTCTGCTTGATTTTCTGGACAGTCCGGCGGTAAAAGGGGCCATTGACACCTTTTCCGGTTGGCTGAAAACGGGGATTGACACGGCAGTCAATGCCGTAAACAGTCTACTCAAGACGCTGAAAGATTCCCCGATTGCGAAAACCATCAATAATATCGTCCAGGACATCAAAGAAAACGGCCTGGGCGGCGCCATCTCGAAGTGGATCAACAATGCGGTTGACACGATCAAAGATCCGGTCAAGCGGCAAGCCCTGGTTGACTCCCTGGGGCAAGGACTCAAAGACCTTGCCGATGGGGCTGTAACGTGGTTTCAGATCAACGTGCAGCCGGTTGTTGTGCAGCTTGGCGAGCAGTTTAAGCGGTGGGTGCAAGCCGGCTGGGACTGGTTTGCAGCGAATAACGCTGATTTGAGCTTTGACCTGGGAGCGGCCATCGTAAACGGCATTACGATGAATCCACAAGATAACCCGTTCACGGCGCTGCAAACACAACTAGCAAATCAACTGCGTGAGGCCATCCAGGGGATTTTCTCGTCCGACGTAGCAAGCGCAGCGGTAAGCGGCTTTTTCGATCAGCTTTTTATTAGTCTCAATGCGGGCATGTTGGGCTTTATAACAGCGATCAATGAAAAATTCGGTTTGCATCTTAATACCGATTATTTGGAATCCCAGCTCAAGGCGCTGAAAGACGAATATGCGGCCAATCAAAAAGCCGCGAAAGACTACAACACAGAAAGCGCCGACCAAGCGCCAAAGCGGGAAATTGGGGCGCAAACTGAGGAGACAGCTAAACTCAGGTCAGGATGGGATCAAGCAACAGCGGCCGTTAGGGCTTACATTGCAGAGATAAATCGGATTCCCGCAGCACCACCGCCGCCGCAGTCACCAACCCCACCGGCGCGCCCTCCTGGTCGGGGGGCGCCGGAAGGGACAGCGGCGCCCTTCCGGGCGCCTGTTTCGATCACGGTCAACGCCGGGCCGGGCGGCGCGATGGCCGTGGCGCGTGCCACGCTGACAGCGGTTGACATCCTGCGAGCACGGGGGGCGCTATGAGCTACATACTAGATCGGTTTGTACCGCTGGTGACGTTTGGGGATTCAGCCGAACCGTTGCTTTTGCCACCGTATGACGTGGCTTCGACCATCGAGCCGGGCGCCGTAGCCGCGCAGTATGTGCAAACGGTCATGGGCGGTCAGTTTGATGGCCTGGGCAACGCCGACGCGCACAGTATCAGCCAGGTCATTCGCCACTCAGCGACATTTGCACAATTCAGCCCTGCCGACCTTGAGGAGCGCCAAATAGCAATTGACCGGCAGGGCTGAA